CTCTATATAGTCTAAATGACTTCTAACGTTCTTATTAGCTTCTATGTTTTCCATTAATTCTCTATACTCATTTGGATCTGTTATTTTCTTATCGGTATAGATTCTAAAAGTACCAGGTCTACCATTGTAGGCAGTCCATTCTTTTACATCAAAGCCTTTGTACAATAGACCACACACATCTTTTAATATCTTAGTTGTTCCCATATTAATCTTAGAAAATATAGCTCTTTTAACTATTTTTTTCTTTTCTTCAAGAGTTGCATTTTTAGTGTATATAGAGTATTCCCATAACAGCATATTAATCTCTTGCTCATTCATTAAATCTATCATTTCAAGCTTTTTTAATTCACTGTTTATGATAGAGTTTCTACTTCTCAAGACATAGTCTATAGATTCATATATCCATTTAGTCGTAGCATCATCAAGAGTAGATACAGCAGCAATGTCTGTTAATTTCAAGTCATCAATTAATATCATATGTCTTCAACTCCTAAATAATTGATTACTACATTGGTATTACATTTAGCGAACTGATGTGGCTCTAGCTTTTTGTAATTTGGAGATGTTATAACAGTTCTTTTTACTCCAGCAAGCTTTAATCTTTTAATTAACTCATCAGGTATGATGTCTCTTCCTAACTTATTTTTTTGCCATTCTATGTATTCGTTTACTGCTGTCTGTACCTTAGCTTTTATAGAGTTAATACTAATTTCATCAGCTTTATTTATGTAATAATCAAACTCAACTTTATAATCCACAACTTCAGGGCTTTTTACAGTAACTTTATCTGTTAAAGGTCTTATTTCATCAGAATTTACAACCTTTAATACTTGATTTTTCATTTCTTGAGTAGGCACTCCATCTTTTGTAAGTACATAGATATCAACTTCACACGGGTTTGGACTCTTGATAGTAACATCAACTATTTCTGGAGATGTCGATAAAGTCCAAAATACATAAGCTCCAACCGAACCCGCAACAGAGAAAGAGTCAGGTACAAGTCTTAATCTCTCTCTATAGACCTCATCTTCTTCTAAGTCAGTTCCACCATTTGAAATGGTGATATTTTCTACTTTAGAAAAGTAAGGATATAAGTCAACCATTGTATTGATATGACCCACAGGGATATTATTCCCTATTGTTCCTGGTGTTTTACATGTAGCAATACCATCTACATATAATGCATTCTCTGTAATAGAATACTCTTCATTTGTTTCAAAATAAAGGTCATTGTATCTGATTAAGCTTCCTTTTGGTATAACTATTTTCTTTTGCTTAGCTGATATGATATGGAATCTAAAAGTAGCTTTAGCATATTGCTCTTCTAGTCTTAATCCTCTATCTCCATACCTATCTCCCAATAGGTCTAATCTGTAATCTCTAGCATATTTTAAGTAATTTTGTTTCAGATTATCATTGTAGTTTTCTTCTCTCATAGCTATAAGATAAGCAACACTAGCAAAGATTAAGCCCTCGGGCGAGTGTTTAGAGATTTTTCTTCCACTTAACTCTTCAAACTTTTCCTGCATTTGCTGTCTTAGTTCTTCAGCATTAGCTTCGATAATTTCATAAGTATCTTCGTTCATATAATCACCTCTATTTCTAGCATTATTTCCAAGTCGTTAGTTTCCAACTTTAAATCTAAATTTTTAAGCAGTGCCCTTGGTTCATACTTCTTTAAATTGGTCATTAGTAAGCCTATAAGTTTATTTTTAATTACAGGAATGTTTTTATCTACCATATCACTATCCAAAGAAAAATCTCTCATTAGAGGCTGTTCTTCTTTTGTAACTCTTAGTATCATATGTACATTTCTTACTACATCTTCTATCTCATTTTGTGGATTATAGTTTATTTCATCTTTAGAATTTATAGAAAATATCATAATTTAAACACCTTCTTTTGCAGATTTTTTACAGTGTCCTCATATTCAACTCCTAGAATAGTCTTAGCAGTTTGTCTGTACTCTATCTTTTTTTGATACTGTAAAGGGTCATCTACATACTCAAGTAAAGTTATATCTAAGTTAATATAGTCAAACTCTCCTGTTGCAGCATTGAAATGCGACAGTGTTTCGTCTATCCCAGTTATTAGAAATGGAAACTCTCCAATGACGTGATATCCTAGTATTAATGGAGCATACCTTCCCAACTCCATAAAGTCTTTTAACATCTGTAGATGTAAACTAGGAGCTTTAGTAAGTCCTGCTATCAATTCTATAGACAAGCTAACTTCCATCAGCTCTCTACCTTGCTGTCTTACTTTCCCAATGCCATAAATTGGCTCATGTTGAGTAATTTTAGCTTTTCTACTTCTTGATAATTCCTTTTTTAAAGAAAAAACATTCAAGTCACTAGCATAAAAAATTATGTCTCCTAAACTTCCTATCATGATGGACCTCCTGACATATCTCCTCCAGCTTTTACATTACCATGAGTATGAGTATTAAGATTAATATCTCCTAGCATAGCAGTACCTTTAGTATTTGTATCAGCTTTAAAAGTGGTATTTCCATCTACAGTTAATGTCTTTTTTAACTCAACATCTGCAGTAATAACTACTTTTGTGATAGGAGAGAGTGTTAAAACTCCATCTTTGTAAGAATAAAAACCACCGTCTGAAAAAGTCCTTTTTACTTCTCCTTTAGATATTCCTGATGGTCTCATAGGGCAACCTAATATATAGCCTTGTTCCATCATATCTGGTAATGATAGAACTATAACTGTTTGCCCTATCTCAAGATGATAGTTATCTGAATGTGATTCTGAGAATGGAACCAGGATATTTAACCAATCACTTATTTTATTGTCCCTGTCTGGAAACATAACTCTTGCTTTACCATTTGCTATGTCTATATCATTTACTTCCCCTTGTTTCAACATATCCAGCATTCTTACTCACCACCTTTTTATTTTTAATCTTATTTGCCTTTCTTTTTTCTCTTTCATTTTTTCTAGCTTTTTTCCTAGCTTCTTTTTCTTTTTCCTTCTTATCTCTTTTAGCTTTATCAATCGCTTTTGCTCTATCTTCAGCATTTTGTCTAGCTCCAACTTTAAAAGCTTCAATATCGCATGTGTAGTCTCCTGAAATGTTGTGAGTAACTTTATCGATTACGTATCTTCCAGCAAATCTACCAAAGCTATCATCTAGTTCTATAATGCAACCAGCACAGTACATAACATCACCATCAACAGATAAGTTAATTGAGTACTCTTGTTTCAAACTATCCTTTAGAGTTTTCTCTGCCACTTTCTTAGCTTGAGATTTTCCTTTAGTTTTAATCTTTTTAGTCTTAGCTTTTTTTACTCTTTTTTTAGATTTTGTCTTCTTAGCTTTCTCTTTAAAAGCTATATATCCTCCATCATCAAGCATTTTTTACCTCATTTCTTTTCTCAAGTTCTTCTTTTGTAATTGTCTCAACAATGTGTTTCTTCTTATCTGCATCATAATAACTAACTTCGACTTTATCGTAAATGCCTTGATTTTTCTTTTTTAGAGTAAAGCTTCTAATACGAAAATCTTTAATATTAAAGATATCAATATTATCGTTATCAATTAATGCATCATCATTAAAGACTATTAGCTTATCATCAGTAACTTTCAAACTTAGAGCTGTTTCAGATAGAACTCTATTTAAAAAACCTAAATCTGTTTCTCTATCTTGGTCTAATCTATCAAAGAAAGCATTATCACAATGTAGCTCATAACTTAATTCGTGTTTAGTTGCTATTTTAGATAACAGTTCTGATAGAGTTATTTTCTCCCAAGCTACACTATTAACTTGCTCTCTAATAGTTTGGTCAAGTGGCAATGCCAGGCATTTGAGAGAAAGTCTTTGATTATTAAAAGTAGGCTCATCAACGTAGAAAATTCCAAGGTCTAAGAACTTAGATATCCCATTTTCATTTTGCTGGATTCCCACTAAGAGTCTTGAATTTTCATCAGGATACCATTCGTTGAGCCATCTATAATCTAAATTTTCCAGGTCTAACTCTAAGTCATCTACCGCATTTTTTGAGTTATCTGTGTAAGTCATTGATGAAATGCTAGGCTGTATTTCTTCTGTAATATCTACACCTTCATAGAAAACTAATATCTTTATATTTCTTGCTATCCCATTTCTATCAGCCTCCTTTTTTGTAATAAAAAAAGAGCAGCTTTTACACTGCTCTTAGATTTCAGATTTTATTTATTTCTATTTTTATCCCATTCTGTAACTTTTTCTTGTAAAGCTTTAAACTCTTCTACACTTAAGTCTATTTTTTCTTCTTTTAGATATGATTTTATAGACTCATCATTTATATCTTTTCCTTTTTCTACTATGTAGTCTTCAAAACCTTTAACTTTTTTAAAGTCTGCATAACTTACTTCATTTGTATCTTTACTAGTGTCTTGAGCTTTTACATTAGCACTTTTTAAATCTAAGTAGTCATCTACTTTAGCTAGAATATCTTTTATTTCTTGCTCTGATTTACTTAGTCTATTAGTTAAAATGTTTAGAACTGTTTGCTTGGCTGTTTCTTCTTTTTCTCCCGTGTCAATTAAATTAGTAACAGCGTGATAATACTCAAGATACAACTCTTTCTCATCTTCAGATGGGATATATGCTCTAGCTTGTGAATAGCTTTCAACATTTTGACCATTTCTAACTATAGTATACCCATGTGTTCCAGATGTCTTATTCCAAAATCTTTGGTCTCCATAAGCCTGAATTATAAAATCTTTCATACCATCATCGAGATGTTTTTTAACATACTCAGCCATTTTTTCACCTATTTGGATATCTGTAGCGTCATCTGGCACTAGAATTTGTATCCAAGTGTCTCCAGTTTTCTTATCTGTAATTACTACAGACATACTAGAATTATCTTCTTTTACAGGTTCTTGTGGGGCTTCTGTAGCTTTTTCAGATCCACAGCCAATAAAGAAAATAAGCACAAAAAATAAAAATAATTTTTTTAACATTTTTCCCTCCTAATAAAATTATAATACCTATTGTACTATAAACTATACATAAAATCAATAATGTTGCATTATCTTTTCCAAGGTGGTAATTTAGATGTTTCTACAGCTCCTGCGATAGGAGTAATTTCAGGTACTATGATAGGAATATTAGAATCAAATACAGCGATAGATAGTAAATTAAGATTAGCTCTCATAAGTTGATGGAAATACTGTTCTGACCCATATAATTTATAACTTATCAAGTCCCAGGTATCTCCACTAACTGTCTTATAAACCTTTACTTTTTTCATACTATCGCCGTCCTTCTTTTCTTACTTTGCATTTCTTCAATTACTCTTTTAACTTCTCTAGCAATATCTGTAGCACTTCCAGAACCACCATTAATGTTGATAGTTATAGTATCTCCACCAACCGTAGTTCTTGAGTCATTTGAAATACTTCTAATTCTATCTTTTAGAGATGATACTCTTGAAGACAAAGAGCTTCTAGTTTGTGAATTGTTAAGAATTCTAGCTCCACGAGGTAAATTAGCCATAGCAGGAGAATTTACTAAAAAAGAGCTATTATTCATTTCTACAATTTCAGCACCTCTTTCAGCAAGAGTTGTAAGTCCACCGCCAAAGTAGTTAGTACCTGAGTAGTTTTGGACTACTTCTCCATCACCTTTAAACCAGTTAAAAGGATTTAATTTAGAACCAAAGTTTTTAAGACTTTCCCATTTTTTATTTATCCAATCAAAGAAACCACTGAAAGCTTCTCTAATCTTATCTATGATAGCAGTAGCACTATTCTTTAAGCCGTTCCAAGCATTAGAACCTATTTCAAGTAAAGAGTTGAATTTATCTTTTATCCACTGCCATGTGTTAGAGAAAGCATTTTTAATAGCTACCCAAACTGCATTTACCCCATTTCTGAACCATTCACATTTTTTGTATAAAATAATAAAAACCCCAACAAATGGAATAAACATAACACTATATTCTTTAATTTTAGCCCAGATTTCTTTAAATTTAGCCTTTATCCAATCCCATACAGATTTAAGATTATCTTTCACAATTTTCCATACATTTTTAACTATAAGACCTACTCCTGAGAATATTTTCTTAATTCCATTTACTACATTATGAAACCCTTCTTTTATCATATCTCCATTTAAAGTAAATATCCCAACTACAATCTTACATAGCCCTTTTATATATTCTACGAATCCCCCAAAGATAAGTTTAACCCCATTTCTGAACCATTCTACTTTTTTATATAAAAGTACAAATATGGCTATAACAGCTATAATTGCAACTATCAATAAACCTACAGGATTTCCAGTAAATACAAGTTTTAAAGCTGTCCCTACTAATTTCAATATGCTTATAAATTTTCCACCTAAAAAAGTTCCAATTTTTACAAAAGTTCCAAACAATTTACTTGCTAATGGAAACATTTTCTTTAATGCAAAGAATACTCCACCTTTGCTTTTGAAAGCACCAAACTTATATAACCAACCTACACCTTTAGCAAACGGTCCTAATAGCATTTTATTTGCTATTCCCATTCCTAAATTCATTGCAGCAAATCCTGCAACCATCTTAACTATAAAAGCTACTAACTTAGGATTTTCTTTTATGAAATTAGCTACTTTTCCAGCAAACTCTTTTAAAGTATTTAGAGTTTCTTTAAGTTCAGGAGCTATGCTCTTTCCAATATCAGCAAGAGCATTAAAAGCATTGTTCCTAAAAATTTTTAATTGGTTAGTTAAAGTGTTTATTCTATC